ATTGTTGAGAATCAGCTCGGAATTTTCTATCCCAGCATTGAGAACATATTGTGTTTTTTTCAGTATCTTGTTGTTGACACGGATCTGCACATTGGTGTTGTAATTGCTGGCACGATATACCATGGGTATGATAAAATTATTGACCTGAACAAAAGTGATGTCTTTGCTGTACACAATCTTTTGTTCACTCTTGTCATGAACTTTGTTCCAACCATTTTGTAGTTTAATTGTGCCGTCTGTGAGATTGGTAAATGCAAATCCGTTTTTAATGTCGGAAAGCTGATCCTTAAAATCTTTGTTGTAGACAAAAGTGTCATTTTCATAGAAGTTACTGAATACAATATCTCCCAGATTACCAATGGTCTGATATTTCAAAGGTATGCCTACTTCTTTATCACTGGTGCCAATGTTGTCAGCATAACCAAACAATCTACTGCCAGCAAAGTTACTGCTGGGATAAACATCATGATCGCTAAAACTATATCCATTACTATCAATTACATCATATACTGGTGCTTGTGGTAATCCCAACTTCTGCTGGCTCTTGTGCCAATGTCCCATACTGAAGTGAAACACCACTCCCTGATAGTTTAGACCACTGTTTGTGACAATCACATCGCCTTCTTGAGCAATGGCCACTGGTTCCAGACGCACCTGTGTGGTGTCATTGGTGAAGTGAACTTCTGAACCCACACTGATGTCTTGTGACAAATTCTGGTTAACAGTGATATATCCTTCAGCACTATTAATGCTGGTCACATAAGTGCCAGGACGGATACCATCGCCAGTGACTTTAGTGGTTGTGGTAATACCATATGTGTTAGAGATGTACAAACGATTTTTATTTCTGGTATTTCTAGCACTAAACTGTTGTATTACTCTAGTTTCTACATTGCGAACTGCAAATGCATGAATGTTTCTGACCTGATATACAGTACTGCGAACTTCTGGTCTAGTATCATTGGCAAACACAATAGTAACGCCATCATTGAGTTCAATACCATCGCTGTTGTATTGACCAAAAAAGATAAGCGTTTCTACTTCAATATCTTGTGTGACAGCATTGTTCAAATAGATGGTATTTGTTCTGGTATCAATGCGTGTGATGAAAGTACGCATGGGTATGCCTAACCCACTTACTGTCTGCCCTACTTGGACAGTGTATGTCAGAGTGTTTGCTCTGGCTTCCAAACCTGGCAACACAATGTAATTGCTTTCTGCTGGGGAAAGCTGAATTGCTGCAATTTCAAAGAACTCAGTCTTTAATCCAAAATTGTTTTGCCCTTCAATCTGATTGAAAGCATCGGTTGTACTGTCATCATAGATATTAACTATCTTGAGGAAGTTTTTGCCGTAATTGTAAAGTTGCAAGTCAGGCAACATTTCCACAATGGGGCGTTGTCCTTGGAAGTTGTTATCCAGGCTCAATTCCACACCAGATTTGTCTGCTGCATATTGCAGAACATCTTTGTGGAACCAACGATTGTTGCGGCTCCAGGCATTTCTGTCTGCACTGGCACGACTAACCATCATGTAATCTTTGACATTGGGGTTATTTTTATTGGCATCATAGCCAGTTGTATCATAGGGCTCGCCGTCAATATCATATTGACTACCCAGATAGTTGTTGTACATTTCTGGTGTGACAAACTCAGCCCAATTGATCAGTCTGATACTCTTGCCCACATTCTCCACCAACCATTCACCAGTGCTGTATTCTACTGGTGTTACCGGTCCACTGAATCTGACCTTGAGTCCACTGGTAAATTCTATGCCATTGGGACTGGTATAATAGCTTTGACCAATGATGTGATTTACATCCATTAGTGTGATAGGATCTGGATCGATCAGTCTGATCACACCATAGAAGTCGGGATTTTCACTATCACAGTAGAAAAGTGTGTCTAGATTAGCAGTTATTTCAGGGAATCTGACAATTCTACCCAGTGCATCGCGATACACATACAAGTGTCCGTATGTTTCACCTTCACGCACGAATACTTTATAACCACGAGCAAAATCTCTGTTGTAGTTGAGTTGAACAACGCCATTAACTACTGTTACTCTCCAAACACCTCTTCTCTGTTCTTGTGTCACAGTGTTGGGCCAACCGCCGGGATTGGTAAACATCACATTCTTAACACCAAATGTCTTGATACCGTCTAATCCATTGGCATGTGTTAGTGTGTTATAGTTTGCACCCTGAATACTATTGAAACTAACATCCAATACAATATCCACGATGGTATCAAATTCTGTCAATCCCAACCACTGATCCTGTGCTGATGTAAGTGGTGCAACAAAACGCACAGTACCTGAATCCGTGCCGTTGTTGTACACTCCCCATACATCTCTGACATTCATGTTCTGTTGTAGACTGCTGTATTGATCTATACCAGTTTCACTTTGAATCCAGAATTTATATCCGGGCTGATCCACATGGAAGTTGTATGTGACACCACGAGTCAAATAGATTGTGGGGTTAACTTGATTGTTAAATCCATCAATGGCATAGCCTTGTTTGGCTATATCAATAGTTTGTTTGTTGACTGTGGGCAAGTATCTGTTACGATGCACATAGATTTCTGTATTGGTCACAGGCAGCAGTCTGGTATCACCAGTGACATTAACACTGGTGGGGCCTGATGGTGCCCAGTAATATTGACGATAGTTTACCAGTTTATCCAGATCACAGAAAGCATTGTAACTGTAAAATTCTTGTGTAAACATGCGACTGTGATTGCTGATTACACCACCGTCGCTGCTGATCTGATTCAGCATATCGATATAGGTGTAGGCATTTTCGTTTACAAAGTTGTTGCTGTTGGGTAATTTTTTTCTTACGATCAGGCCTGGTTCTAACTGATAGAATTGGCTGTAATCATCTGATTCTTTTACATAATAATCTTTGCTCTGGAAGTTGGGGCTAAGATCTTGTTGACCAATATAACCATAGACTTGTTCCAAGTTGGGTTCCTGGATCAATTGGTCCATGGTGGCATTTAAAAACTTACGGTTGGTCTGTGTTTGAAAAACCGTAGGTAAAAAATTAACACTCTTGCGATTAGCCATCAAAAATTCCTATTAACTTACTGTTGTCAAATTTAAACCTGCTGAGTTTATTCCACTCAGTACACCTGTGGTAACTTTGATGTTATCCACTGTGGCGCAACTGATAAAAATCTCATTGGGTTGACATCTAATTTCGTACAGGCTACCAAAAACAGTGTTGACATCAGCTGGTGTCATCACTATGCTGTTGAGATATCCTGGCAGTTGATTGTGCAAATAAGCACTTAGCTCTGAAAAGTAAAAAGTATCACCAAAGTCCCAGTTATCCAGAGCAAAGTATTGATTGATGTTAGTGATGATTCTGCTTTTTAATTCGTTGTCACTGATGGTGGTGTTGGGATTCTTGACTACCATGAAGTTAGCTTGTAAACTACTAACAGCCTTGTGGCCAAATAAGGGTTTATATACCCCAGCATTGAGTACTAGTTCATCTGATATCATCTTGTAGCTGAACAAGTTGCTGTAGTTGTTGTTGAGATTTACAGTGTCTAAATCTGTGGGTTTTACCACCTTGCCTGTGAGATCTAGGATGTAATTTCTGTACTGTTCATCATAACTTCTGACCATGATGTAACAATCAATCAGGTTACTAGTGCTGGGATCAAGCCTGCGGCTGTTATTGGCATTGTGTGTATATTGGAAGTTCAAATCCTGGCGGCCTTTGAATGCCAGATAATTACCGCTGACATTTACAACAGTTCTGATGTCGTTGACAACCTTGGTCTGATAGAATTTTCTGTCAGTTGTGGCATAAAATACTTGTCCTATAGGGAAATTATTTCTAACAGTTTGTACCCTGGCTAATGTGGTTAAATCACCGGTATAACTCACAGCACCAGTGTCCATGAGCTGATATCTGATCAAACTATCACCATCACTATACATTTTATAGAACACATAAGTTGTACTAGTTGGCACAACAGTGTTAAAGATCTTGGGATCAATTGGCAATCCACTCGTAGGATTGATCTGATAAGTCATATTAACTCTGGCATCATCACTATATCCATCTGATTCCAGGATGTTATTATAAACTCTCACACTCACAGCTTTGGTCATGTTATCGTTGTTTTTAAGTACTTTAACAGTGTCATAGATCATTAGATTGGTTGTGGGATCAAATACTGGTTGTGCATTGACATTGAGAAATCTCACTTCCTTCTTGCTGCCAAATACAAAGTCACAACCACGATAGGAGACTGTGTATTTGACACCATCATTTTTAAACAACATTAACCAGCTGCTGTCACTGACACTGCCAGCAGTTGCAAGATTAAAATCACCCGTTTCATCAACAAATTCACTCTTGATGAATTTCCAAGGATCAGCAAATCCTGCTGTGGCAGTATAATCGTATCTGAGTGCAAAATCCTGGTAATTTAATATCAAACTAATTAATGTATTCACAGTAGTAGGTTGTAAACTAGTAGTCCAAGGACTAAACACAGTGCTTACCACTGCTCCTGTGGGAATATTGTCAGTGATAGTGATACCACCGATCTTACGACCAGCAACAAATGTTATTCCTGTACCATTGCCCAGGATGTTGTTGATACCCAACCAGATCTCAGTGCGATCAGTCAGTTGCGTGGGTGTGCCAGTGATTAATGTGTTGTTTGCATCAAAATACTGACCAGCAGGACTGGTAAATTTAACCAGACTGTTGAGATTGAGATACTTTCTGTTACTGGCGCTGGCATTGTAACTGACAATAGCTTGCCCCTGATTGGTGTCCAAAAAGAATCCGGTGCTGCTTACAGTGTCATCAGTGATTCTCTGCCATGTGGTGGCGGGTAATGTTATTTCTGGAAAATTCTGATAATAGAATTGTTTCATACTTGAGCTGGACATCAGAGGTAGTATGTTGTTATTAAAGATGTTAAGAATGTCGTTTCTGCTAGTGAACACAAACTCCAAGTTCTTCTTTGTGACATTCTGATAGAACACGCCATCATCAGCAAACACATTGGTGCTGCTGTACTTGCCTGTGGGGTCGTTGATTTCAATACCACGGCTGGCGCCTGAACTGTAACGGTTAACGCTCTTTACCTTGACGATGTCAGGATATTGTGTGTATGGGAAGATGTTGTAATCTTCACCGTTGACCATTCTGCCTTGTGTGTAGAATGCCTGTGGTGCTTTCTGTTTGATCTCTGGAGTGAGATCGCGGCGGCTGCTGTTGCTCACAGTGTACTGCAAGCTCACATGCAGTGTTAATGTTTCTGCTCTGCCCTGCTTGTTGATATAAGGCACACTGATCATGATATTGTTGAGATCGGCTGGAGTCACACGGTAGGTTAGCCCGTTACTCACACGGTAATAACTTCTGTATGTACCACTGGGTATCTCGGCAAATGTGCCATCACCAAATACCAGATCAATCTGATCGTTTATTCTGGTGTTGACTGAATACAATGTGCGATTCTGTGTGGCAATACTATTATAGATAGCTGTCTGACTAAACACAGCTGGTACCTGAGTCCATTTATTGGCCAATGCACCATTGCTGATTTCATATAACCAGATATCTTCGTTGTTGACATTGTCCTGTGTGATACTGAATACACGATTGGGGATCTTTTCAGTGATGTTAAAATCTAAACTGATCAGCTGTCCTTGTTTAAACAGCATAAAGAATCCAGTATTGGCACTGGCATTACCCTTGCCATCATTCTGGAATATCACACCAAATTCACCACGAACACCTGGGTCTTGTTCAGCAATAACATCTGTTGTCAGTATGTTTGCACTGACAATTTCAAAAGGACTGTTGTTGGTATCCAAGTTTACAGTAAAGGTAAAAACTGGCAAGATGCTCGCTGGCAATGCCAAGTTGTATTGTTGTGTTAGTATGTTATTGATGGTCTTGCTGGCAAAAGGTTTGCCAATTTTGCCTGAACCAATGGCAGCGTTCATGATCTGTGTGAACTGATTGTTCCAGTTTGGGTTGCTGGTGTCATTCCAGTTTACAGTGACTTTGCTGAGATTTTGTCCATTAATATCTACCAGTGATTCAGTGGTACTGAGACTGATAACTTTCATTAGACCGTTGCTGGCTTTGTTACGGTTAGGCACATAGCCCAGTTGCTTTACTAATTTTAGGACACTGTCGCGGCGTTCGGCGGTGTCTAGGAAATTTTCTCTGGCATTGAGATCAGCACGGAAAGCCATGCCCTGAGCAGTAAATGCTATCAGATCCAGCAATGCTACAAATTCACTTGATTCGATAAAATCATTGTAATCTTCTGCGTAATAGGTACGCAGGTAATCCACCATGATCTTACGCAGGGTTTCAAAATCATAACTTTGAAAATCTGCTTCACTGAAAGTAGTGTACAGTTTTTTCCAGTCTTGAGTTGCAAATAAATTACTTTGTCTTTTACTAGTTGCCATGAGTGTCTGCTCTTTGAAATTATTTATCGGTTAGATAATAGCTGTATATTAAAGCACAAATAGTTTATTGAATTGGCTGTCGAATTTCACATTAAGACTGGCCAGTTTGTTTGTGCCAGCAAATTGCAAGCTGAAATTCAGTACTAATCCGTGTCCATCTGGGCTTTCTTGTATAGTTGTGGATTGTGTCACAGCTAATCTGGGATCATTGGCAATTATAGTATCTATATTCTTAACGATATCTTGTTTGAGTGCAGGGGTAAGTGGGTCAAATAATCTGTCCCAGACAATACATCCAAAGTCTGGATTCATAAGTTTTTCACCCTTGCGGATGTTTAAATTATTCAACAGGTCCTGTATTATCAGATCATTGTCTGATAATCTATATGGACCGAAATCTCTGTTTACGCTGCTGTAACCTTTG